TTTTAAGACCTGTACCCGATGAATTAAATTTGCTAGAAAAAGCAAGAACATATGTAAATCAATATTCATATCGACAAGTAGCAAATTGGATATCAACTCAGACAGGACGCTACATATCACATGTAGGATTACGAAAGCGGTTAGAGAATGAGCGACAACGTAAGAACCAAGTTAAAGGCATTCGCCAGTGGGCAGACTATGCGGAAAAGGCAATCGCCAAAGCGAAAACCCTTGAAGAAGAAAGAACAGGCGCAAGAGCAACCGGTTAAGATAGAAGAAGTTTCATATGAAACAAAGTCTATTGAAGAGAATGCAAATGTTTTGTTTAAGCCCAATGAAGGACCTCAGACAGATTTCTTAGCTGCAAGTGAACGAGAAGTTTTGTATGGAGGTTCAGCAGGAGGTGGAAAGTCATACGCGATGTTGGCAGACCCACTACGTTATATGGGACATCCCTCATTTAGCGGACTTCTACTGCGACACACCACAGAAGAGTTACGAGAACTTATATTTAAAAGTCAAGAACTCTACCCAAAAATATGGAAGGGTATTAAGTGGTCAGAGCGAAAGATGCAATGGACTGCCCCATCAGGGGCTAGATTGTGGATGTCTTATCTTGATAGAGATGATGATGTACTACGATATCAAGGTTTGGCATTTAGTTGGATAGGATTTGATGAACTTACTCAATGGGCAACACCATACGCTTGGAACTATATGCGAAGTCGTTTACGTTCTACTGCTCCAGACTTACCCATCTTTATGAGAGCAACAACAAACCCCGGTGGTAGAGGTCACGCTTGGGTTAAGAAAATGTTTATAGACCCCTCTGGATACGGAAAGGCATTTGATGCAACCAATATTGAAACAGGAGAGGTATTACGCTACCCATCTGGACACTCTAAAGCAGGAAAGGCTCTCTTCAAAAGGAAGTTTATACCGGCAAGATTATCCGATAACCCATTCCTATCAAAGTCTGGAGATTATGAAGCAATGCTCCTCTCACTCCCAGAACAACAAAGAAGGCAGTTACTGGAAGGGGATTGGGATATTAAAGAAGGGGCAGCTTTTACTGAGTTCAATCGTGACCTTCATGTTGTCGAGCCTTTTAATATTCCATCTAACTGGGTAAAGTTTAGAGCGTGTGACTATGGATATGGAAGTTACACAGGAGTTATATGGTTTGCTGTATCACCAAGTGAACAGCTTGTAGTATATAGGGAGTTATACGTATCGAAAGTATTAGCCACAGATTTAGCCGACATGATATTAGAAATGGAAGCAGGTGATGGCAATATTCGATACGGTGTTTTGGACAGTTCTTTGTGGCATAAGCGTGGGGATACTGGTCCTAGCTTGGCTGAACAAATGATTAGTAAAGGATGCAGGTGGAGACCGTCTGACAGAAGTAAGGGTAGCCGGGTTGCAGGTAAAAATGAGATACATAGAAGATTACAAGTTGATGAATTTACGGAAGAGCCACGTTTAATCTTTTTTGATACTTGTACAAATGTCATCTCTCAACTGCCCTCAA